GAAGCTACCATTACAAATGAGATGATACTCAAAACATTAGCTATCTTTTGAAACATGATTAAATTTGCAATATTAAAAGCACTATCTTTTTCAAGTGTGCTTGTTTTATTACTTATTGTAGCTTTGTCACCCCTATACGTCACTATGAGTCTTATGACAAGACAGATGACAACTCAAACTAAGTAACTAATTTGTTTCTGTGATAATTTGTTTTACAGGCATTACAACAATATTTTCTTCTTTGCTCCATCGTTGTAAATTCTTTACCGCAATATTTACATTCTTTTTTTAGAGCATTTATGTATTCCATTCAAACTAAGTAACTATTCGTAAAAAGTTTTACCAAAAATAATTGCAGCATCAATTTTTTCAAAATTATAATCATCTGTCCATATAGATGTTGTATTATCCTGCTTTTTATATGATTTAATTTCCTCTAATTTTGATACATTTTCTTGTATCGTAGCTTTATTTATATCTGTAAAGGGTTCCTCATAGGCATTAGTAATTATTATTTGAACATTATGATCTGCGTTTCTATAGATCTCCTCAATTTCTTGTTCTGTAAGCTCTGCCATGGTTTTTTATACTAATTATACTAATTAGGGTTTGGTTTACCTATTACAGGTAATGTAAAGTCAACAAAATCTAAACCTAAACTATTTATTGATGCTTTGCTATCAACGGTTCCAATAACAGGCAATGTAAAATCAAGATAATCTAAACCTATTATTTGTGCAAAAGTTGGCAAACCAACCGCAGCAGCAGCACCACCCTTCCAATCACTAGATACTTTTACTTGAAATTCACTACCAGTTTTCCAAGTTCCATTGACATTTACATAATATGCGTCTGCTTGTTTCCAAGTTCCGTTGACATTTATATAAACTTCGTTTGCCATTATGCTTGCGTTATTTCTACGTCATCAAAATAATGACTTCCTCCACTGCCACCATGTGCACCTAATTGTATTTCAACAATTCCAGCAGCAGATGGTGTAAATGTAGCAGTAATTTTTGTCCAAGTACTGTTTGAGTTACTTGTTGAATCAGCATCAGCATTAGCGGTCATACCTAAGTCAGAATTTTGTTTTACACGAATAAAACCAACAGGATTATTAGGATTTGATGCGTATGACCAAACACTAACGCTGACCTGTGATCCACTATTAACAATTACTTTTCCAATATCAAGTATTAAAGCATTAGATAACCCTGTAGATGACGGCCTAAATCTCCAAGCTAATCCGCTTGCTGTATGTCTTGTTGTTGTTTCTGGATAAATTTCCCCTTTGGCAAAGAAATTTTTAGTGTCACCAGAGGTATTGTCGTAATCTTTACATAACAATCTTGCATTGTGACTACTTTGAACGTTAAGTGGAGTACCTTTTAAACCAGAACGCACACTATCATCTAATGCAACTCCTATAGTTTTTATTGTTGAATTGTCTTGTGGGTACACTCTATTCATTACGCTTCCACCTTTAATTAATATCGTGGCTTCTTTTTCTGTTCTTACGCAATAACTACCAGACTCGTTAAAATTTCTACCTCTTGAGTATTCATAAGTTGATGGAATTGTGTGATAATAATTATCAATTTGAAAACCAGCCCCAGCCGAATAAACTTGTACTCCTCCACCTGTATAAGAATATAAATTTTTTACTCTAATATTGGAACTTCTGTTGCTACTATCATAAATCCTAAAGGTATAGCCACTTCTTGACCATCCGCATTTTACAGTTTCAAAAATATAATCATTAACGTCAGTGTCTATAAAAAAACCATCATTACATGAAGATTCAGTATTAACGTAATTCCAATGAATATTATAACTTGATCTTATATATATAGGTCTTGCATTTACTTGACCTGAGCAACACCAATGTATATTCCAATCTGAATATGTAGTATTTATACTATCATTTCGTGCCTGTACATACGCTCCATAACCATATGTGCCAAATGAGTAAATAATGTTGTATTTTTGCGAATTAGTACCATAAAATCTTGGATAAGCGTTACTATTACAAAAACCAACATTATCGTAACCACAATTGTCGCCACGCAATTCGTGATCGTTAAACGCATTATAAAATAAATTTTTGACCATAATATATGATCTATCCCGTGTTTCTAAACCTTCGCCCATACCACTTCCTCTAATAAAGGTTGCACCTACAATCGAGGTCATATCACTATCATTCCACCCACCAGAAATTACAATATTATTACCATCTGACCCATTACCTGACCATTGATCGTTAGAACTACTACCTACCATATTTCCTTCTTTTATAAATTTTGGAAAAACTTGCTCTCTTTTATAAATGGTTGTGCTGTTAAAAGTCTGTGACCACCAAGCCATACAATGATTTCCATAATATCCAAAACCATCACTACCTCTTGATTGAGGCCAAGTTGCTAAAACAGCTAAACAATAACTACTACGATCAATAATATAGCCAAGTGGATACCAAATTTTATCAGCAGTGGTATTAAGTCCAAGCATACTATTGAGGCTTAAACTATCAGCAGATGATGACGCTTTAGAAGCAATAATATTATTTAATCTAAAAGTAACACTACTAGGTAATGTATTGTCTACATATATTGCTATTGATTGAATACTTGAGTTTAAATTAGACCCAAAATCTTTATGAATAACAATAAATTTATTTGAAGAAGCTTTACCATTATTTATTGGAATGGTATGAACAGAAGTATCACCTTGTGTATCTGTACATAACCTTAAACTGATAAGCTGATCCCCACCCCCATCTGAACTTAAATTTGTATTTCCACTAGCTATTTGAAAGAAAAACGATATTTGCTGATAACCACTAAGATCAGTTGCACTATCTAACGCAAAATAAGCTGCTTTTCCTGTTGAAGTTGATGTAGATAAAGCGATTTCGTCTGACCCTGTTGGAACTTGCCACCTACCATATTGATTCCAATTACTTCTACTACTGGGATAACCGATAGCTGTTGTGACATTACTTGATGCAGTCCAAGCAGATCTAGCATTATCAGTTGACGCTAAAATTTTAACAGGACATGATGAAAGTTGAATTGTATTTGCTGTTCCATTAATGACTGCAATTGTATGATTACTAACTGTTGCTGTGCTTGATGCTGTAAAACCATCAAAATAACCTCTATCAGGCGAGACAGTACGATCTACAGTTAAACGCCAAGGACCGTTTAAATTTTGACCAGCAGGGGCATTATGATAAGCAATAACAATAATATCGCCAGTGTTCCAACCGGGAGGAATGCCATCCCAATAAGTTTGACCTGCGGTAGTACTGTAGACAATATTATTTGAACTAGTGTCCTGCATACTATAATCACCTGCACCATGTGTTCTTATAACTTTTCCAGAGTTAGTTAAAACAGTTGGGTTTGATGTTTGCTTTACCCTTATTTCATCTCCAGCACTACAACTTAAACCCTCAAATCTTTTTGCACGATTAGCGTAAGAAGAGCCATCACCTGTTCCTGCTTCTCCTTCAAAGTCAACGTAATGAATAGCCATAATTTAAGCGGTATATTTAATCCAAATGTCACCATCTGAACCTCCAGAGGGTGAACTTGTTGATGCTGTAATTTTCCTCATACCGTTAGCAGAAGAAGCAACACTGTTTGCTGTAATAGTACCAGTTCCACTAATATTATTCGATTGCATATCAAGGTTTCCTCCTAGTTGAGGTGTCGTATCTTCAACTAAATTACTTATTCCGCCTCCACCTCCACCTCCAGTTTGATCTGCCACCCAAGCATAGTCAGATCCGTTCCAGCTTAATATTTGACCACTAGATGCACTACTTGTATTTAAATGCGAATCTACACTAGAGTTTGTATATGCTGTTGTCTGTGCAACCCAACTGGTACCGCCCGATCCATTTGATTGTAAAACCTGTCCATTCGACCCGTATCCTGACGGAAGAGTAAAACTAAGATTACCAGAAAAATCAGCATGGGCTGGTGCTTTTATTCCAGCATAATGAGCATTATTAGATTCACAATATAAACGCATTTCAGACTGTGCTCCCTGATTTTTAATACCCAAGATTCCACTGGATATAAAATTCGAGTTCATATCCAAGTCTCCCCCAAGTTGAGGACTTGTATCAGAAACTAAATCTGTAATACCAACATTGGCATTAGCAGCAATACCATTTAGCTTGGTATGATCGGCATCAGTAAACACGTTGCTATCACTAGCATTTTCAACAAGTGTTCTTATCTCAGAAGCAGTTTGGTCAGCAGTTGCATTTGCCTCTATTCCTGCTAACTTAGTCTGTTCAGCGTCTGTATAAGCATTTGTATTATTATTATTTTCGTAAGCAGTTTTTATTTCCGAATCTGTCTGATCTGCTGTAGCTCCACTTTCAATACCATCAAGTTTATTATGATCTGCTGTTGTAAAGTTTTCATCTGTTTGTGATGCTACAGCAAAATCTATAGTGCCATCTGCATCTTGATACGTTACTGTAATACCTGTTTCAGTATTACTTGTAAGCATAGCTCCTACAATATCCTGTATTTCTTCAGCTGTTTGGTCAGCAGTAGCATTAGCTTCTATACCTGATAATTTAGTTTTCTCCGCATCAGTAAAAGCATTAGTGTCTGAATTATTTTCATAGGCAGTTTTTATCTCTGCGTCTGTTTGATCTGCGGTGGCTAATGCTTCAATTCCATTTAATTTGGTATGATCTGCGTCTGTAAATACATTACTGTCACTAGCTGCTTCAACTGCTGCTCTGATTTCTGCATCAGTTTGATCTGCGGTAGCTCCACTTTCAATAGCATCTAATTTTGTTTTATCTGCTGCACTCATAGAACCAGCAGCACTTGTTGTGGCAGCCGAAATGCCTATTGCTGGTGTCGTACCACCGCTTGAGGTAATTGGTGCAGTACCACTAACACCTGTTACTGTTCCTGTATTAGTTGTAAATCCTGCTCCATTAGTTAATTGATTATTGTTAGTAGGAATTGTAGGTTTATTTTTTATAAAGGCATCACTTGTATTATCAGTTTCATTAAAATCAGCTTGTACATTTACTTCGGCTCCTGTAGCTATACCATCTAATTTTGCTCCATCAGCAGAGACATCTCTTCCATCAACAGTTTGCGATCCAGACATAACAATGTTGCCTGTCATCGTACCACCTGCTAAAGGTAGTTTTGTTCCTATTGAATTAGTAACAGTGGTTGAGAAGTTTGCATCATCTCCAAGTGCAGCAGCAAGTTCATTTAAAGTATTTAATGCAGAAGGAGCAGAATCAACAACACCAGCAACTTCAGCATCAACATAAGCTTTTACTGATTGTTGTGTAGGTACTTTAGTTGCACTATCTGATGACATATTATCTTCATCAACAACAAAACTCATTGCAGCAGTTGTACTATCGCTGTTCATTACCGCACCAGCGGCATCTACATTGGTTGCATCAGTGACATCTGCACTAGCCTCTATTGCTGCAAGTTTTGATTTCTCAGTGTCCGTAAAAGCGTTAGTATCAGAGTTATTTTCATAAGCTGTTTTAATTTCTGCATCTGTCTGGTCTGCCGTAGCATTATTTTCTACACCATTTAATTTTGTGTGGTCTGCGTCAGTGAATACATTACTATCTGAAGCTGATTCAACTAAAGTTCTTATTTCTGCTGCTGTCTGATCTCCAGTCGCACCATCCTCCACATTTATCATGGTGCGTAAATTAGCAGGTGTTATTTCTTCAACTACTCCCGCACCACTTGAATCTCTACCTAATACCCTATCTGTAGCTGATACATTTTGTATCTTGGCATAAGTTACTGCATCATCAGCAATAGTTAAAGCAGTAGAACCTGTAACATCACCTGTATGAGTAGCATTACTAACTTTTGCAGTATTAGCAGCTATTTCTGTATTTATAGAATTAGCAAGTTTATCTGCCGTAACTGCATCATCAGCTATTTTTGAAGTGGTTATAACATCATCATTGACAGCAAAAGTAGTTCCACTATTACTTACTGTAATAGCACCTTTATCACCATCAGAAACAGATGGCCCTTGCGGTCCAGTAGCTCCCTGTGGCCCAGCTACAGTTACGGTAACAACAGAAGTCTCTCCATTGACTGTGACCGTATTCTTTTGAGTTGTAACATTTACAGAAGTCATACTGTTGTGTAACCCTCGCTTACCGTTATTATACCCTCTAAATAATATTCTTTTAGACCTGATCCGTTAACTAATAATACGTCATATGACAAGGTATTAGGAGCAAAAGTAGCTGTCTGATCATCGGTCAAAGATATTTCTACTGTTCCTGTAGATCTATTTGTATAAACAACATTAAAATCGGCATATTTTGTAGTTCTTGTTTCTTCCCAAACTTGTGCTGCGACTGTAAATCCAGTTAAATTTATTGCATTATCATTTGAGTCTTTAAAAACAAGAGTAATGCTATGATCTGATCGTCTTTGAACTACAAAATTGTAAGTTCCAGGTTGAATTGCCATTAGCTGTAGGGCGATGTACCAAGTATATCAGTTCTCCATTGTGCTTTCAAAGCATCTGTATCAGCAGCGTTAGTGATACTTGAGTCCGCAGGTGCATCTCTTAATGCTTGTTTTTTTGCTGCTACTTCTGCTTGTTTGGTACTATCACTTGTTTCTATTGCACGTTGAAATTCTATATCAAGTTCTTGAAATTTAATTTTTCTTGCACCACGAATATATGTTTTATGAATTTCTTTTGCTTTCGCCATATCTATACCAAATCCCATAGTTTACTCCGTATAAGTCCAAGCATCTCTAAAACTCCTGTCTGTAGGAATCTCAGATACATCAACAGTATAAACGGTCTTACCACTAGGGCAATCTTTTTCTTTTATTTGTTCTAAAGTTAATCCAGATTCATCTACTGGAATAACAATAGAGATGCCACCCTCATCATTTTGATAAATTAATCTTTTATCAGTAACAGCCATAATTTTTTTTCTTTATTATATCTTATTTTTACGCTGCGAGCATAATACCAACTGTGGTTTGATCTGTTTTATGTGAGCTATCTTCTTCTGGATGAAATTGGAATCGCACAAAGTTCCTATTAAAACTATGAAGATATGGATTAGTATGTGCAAAATCACCTTGAACAGGATAAACATTGCCAGTACTACAAGCCGTAGCACATGGCCCATCTGTCACATTTCCATTTATATTTCTCATTGTGTTAGTGAAATTAACAGAGTAATCTCCAACGCCATTATCTACAACTGAAGAAACATTAAAAAAACCTAATACACCAGTTCTATCTGCGGCTGCTGTTACAGCACCTCCATTAAAACTAACCCATGCTTTAAGAAGTTGTCCAATATGAGTACCAGAATTATCAGTAAATATAGGAGCTTTACCTGATGCTGCTCCAAAATAAGCACCTGAGCATAAATAGTTAACAGCATTTACACTTCCACCGCTAACTATATTAGCCATATTAGTCATGGTTGTAGCACCATCTCCTACAATATTTCCATTGGCTACTATGTCTCCAGAACACGTTAAACCTCCAAGTGTCCCTACCGAGGTAAGACTAGATGCTGTTACATTACTAGCAAGTGTATTTCCTGTGAGAGCACTAGCAGCCCCAGAAAATGTAGTTATAGTTTGAAAAGATAAATTACCACTTGCATCTGTTTTTAAAAAACCTCCGTTTACAAGAGTTCCAGGCAAAGTGTAATTGATATTTCCAGTTACATCATTTGGGGCTGCAAATGTAAGATAATTACTATTATTTCCATCTAAAAAAATCAAAGCTCTTGAGTTACCACTACCATTGCCAACAATGTGTGCTCCATTACCATCTATTTTAAAAGCTTGAAGACCACCAACAGAAAACCCTATATCATTAACTCCTGCTCTATACATCCCTGTATCATTATCTCCATCAAAAGAAAAAGCAGGAGTAGATGCACCAACAGCATCATCTCCTCGAATTGGCCCAGTCATCGCCCCACCTGCTTTAGGTAATAAATTTAAATTGTCTGCATCTAAATCTCCTACTACAAAAAATTGTGCCCTTTCACTAGCAGGTGTATGATTTTGATTAGCTTGATCTCCACCATCTTTTTTTCTAATATATAATTTGTTAGTGTCACTATCTGCTACAAACTCACAAGGCAATATTGTACCTGCTGCATCTCTTGAACCAAAGTTATTTGCAGAATTTGCTTTTAAAGCGTTTTGTATATCTAATCGTACTTGCTGTCCAGAAGCGTTCTCTATATTTTTATTTGGGACTTGTTCAGTCATTTTAAAAAATCTTTTCCTTTATATTACACTCCTTTACCATAACCGACAGCTTGAAATGAAAATCTTTTATTGATTGGAGTATTATTAGCATCTAAAATTTTAATATTAAATCCTGTACCTGTTACTATTTGACCTGCTGCATTTAAAAAATCTCCATTAGAGTCTGTTTTGATGACAAAATACTCTCCAGCAGCAGCCCCCATAATTGTAATTCCTAAGGCAGGGGGAAATTCTCTTAATCCTCCCATACCTACTGTTCCAACAAAAAATGGATTAGCAAAATTAACGTCTTTCCCAGATGCACTAGTTCCAGATTCTTGAGGAACACTCGTTGGGGTAGTGCTATTTGATGGTATATAGTTTCTTTCGGTTCTAGCTTCAAAGTCTGCAAAAATTCCAAGCTGTTGAATAGCAATATTATGTCCTACGTCTTCAACCTTCATTTCAACTTTAAATTTAAAGCCTCTACCTCTATATGTACCATTAGCAAAAGTGTTAAAAGGTGTAAAAACAGCACTACTAGATGATGGATCATCATTAGTTGTGCTAACGCTTATTGACGCACTTGCATCATTTATCTCTGGCCCATCAAAATTACCATTAGGAGCATAATCATCCCAAAAACTTCCGAGAGGTATAAGTTGGTCTATTGTATTAACAAAAGCGTAGGTACATAAAGTTCCAGACGCAATAGGAGTATAAATAGGTCCGGGTGCAAGATATTGAAAAGTATTTGTAGTTGCAACTACAATTCTATATACCCCATTTAAAGCATGAGTTGTCTGAGTACCAGCCGTTATAGAACTAAAATTAATATAATCTCCAACACTTCTTCCATGACTATTACTTGTTATTTCTATAACAGTTTGGACAAAAATATAAGTACAAGCAGACGATGAAATAGCACTACCACTAGCTAAAAATTGAAAAGTATTAGTGGTTGTAGCTACGATCTCAAAAGTGCCATTTGTTGCACCTCCAGCAGAGGCAGTAAATTGCACAAAATCTCCAACACTTCTTCCATGATTATTACTTGTTATTTCTATAACTGTCTGACTTGTACCTCCAACAGTAGCTGTTGTCCTTACGTAAAAAGCATTAACTGTACTTCCAAAAGTTGCAGATTTTCTTTCATAAGTAGCTTGTATAGTTTCACCACCTAATGCAAAAGAAATAGTTTGTATATATCGTTTTAAATTTAATGCAAAGATAGAACCACAGTCTAAAAGCGATTGAAAAATATACGATCCTCTTAATCCTCTATCAATAGATACAGTCCCAGCAGTTGCAGGGTTAATAATATTATCCGCTTCAACTGTTAAGTATGTTGAATTTGGAACTCCCATGGTCTTAACAGTGTATATACCACTTTTTGATCTTCCAGACGTAAAATTTATTTGTAAAGTCTCACCAACAGATATATTGTAAACTGGAAGGCTATTAATTGATATACTTATTTCTCTTCCAGTTTGATTGTAAGTTCCTGTAATCTTAAGTGCTGGATTGGCTAATTTTAAAACACCATCTGCATAGGTCACATTATTTCTAGTACCATTAAAAGGAGGTGAATCTGTATCTTCTCTATCAGTAAAAACTCGTTGCGAATCAATCAAATCAGGTAAATCCATAATTATGGAAGTTTCACCTAAAGAAAAATTACCTTGGTCATCACGAAACTTTAAAATATATTCTCCATCTAAACTAGGGACAACTGCATCAGTTGTATTTCCAGCTAATGCCTCAATCAAATCAATAGAGTTTTGAAATGTTCCAGTGCCGTCTTGTTTATTGGAATGTCTGACATAAACTTTTCCACCATGTATAACGTCAGGATCAATAGATTCATCCCATCTTAGTCTTATTAATTTATTTGTTATTGGCTCCATTGTTAAATTTTTAACGTCAGCAGGTGGAGCAGTTTTTCCAAGAGCTTTAAAACTTAAATTCGCAGAAGTAGTAGATAAAGTTAATGCAGCATTAAAAGAAAAAACTCTAAATTCATATAATCCAACATCTGTATCTAAAATTTCAAAATCAGTCCTAAAAACAACCTCATTTACCCAGTTCCCACTATTAAATCTATATTGAACTAAATATTGACTTACTCCTGACACTCCTGTCCATACTAAAAGTAATTTACTCACAGCTAAATTATTAATTGTCACTATCATTTCTTTCGACTCACCATTCTGATTAGTAACTCTAAGATTACTTGGAGGAGGTGCTGGACGATTTAAAAGAGATATAAATCTTGGAGGTAATGGATCACCTTGATCTATAAAAGGATATTTACCATCTCGATAAGATAAACCTGTTATTACATAAACTAACTCGTCTTTTTCCTCAACAGATAAAACTCTAAATTTTTGTGGTTCTAATCCATCTGTACCAGTACTAGATAACATCCATATAGAATTAGCTTGTGGTATAGCATTTACAAAAGAACCACTACTGTTTTTTATCTGAAAATGTTGCCCTGATACTAAATTAATTTGGTTGTTTACAGTATCGACACTACAATCTTTCTCACTTACTGTTCCGTCTGACATTATTACGCTACATTTTTTATTAATTCCAGCGAAATTATCTAAATCTAAATCATTATCTACTGTTACTTGATTTGTGGTTGCAGTTTTTATCCTACCTGACCTCCTTTTTCCTCCTCTAAGTGGATCAGCAACTGAAATAACACTACCTGGTCTTACAAGCACTCCAGCTTCTATGCTTGTCTCAAAAGTAACAATTTCAGATTCTTGTTGCTCACTATAAAGTACTGCTCTTCCAAGTCTTATTGCTTGGCCTCTTGATGTTGTGCCAAAAGCTTTAATTTGTTTTTGAACTAATCCTAACCTGTCTATAGTGGCTTGTTCTGCATCTACAACCTCAGTATCTATTTCTTTAGAGTCTAAATTAAAATAACTTACAAGAAATTGGGTATGTCTTTGTTTTAAACTTGATCCTGTATATGAAAAACCAGCTTCTGATACGTTTGCCAAACTAAATAAATAACTTGAAGTTGTTGGCCTGTCTTGTGTAATTGTAATACTACCTGTTTGCCATATTGGAAATGCTCTCATACAACCAGCTACTTCATTTATTAAATTAAAAGCCTCTTTACTACTTTGAATATTTACATTACAACTAAATCTTGGTTCTTTTACAGTTCCAGCTTGTGTTGATAAATCACTTACTAATTCATTTGAATATTTACTTGCAGTAACTAAACTAAATAAATCTACATTTGCATATAAATCAGTATCACTAGGGTTCGATGGATCAAAATTAGGCGCGATCTGTGTACCAAGGCCATATCTTTGGTTTGTGAGAAGATCTAAAAGTATCATTGCAGGGCAAGTTGTCCATTTTGCAGCTTGCATTGTTCCGTTAAAAATATATCCAGCAGGGTAATGTATAAAACCAAAACTACTTACAGGGCCAAGACCATAAGTGTCAGCATCAGCTTGATTATTTATAACAACTGGAGTGCCAGAGTTATTTGCACCAGCACCAGGTATTCTTACTTTTATTCCACGAATCTTAAAAACTCTTTTTGGAATATTACTGAATTGTTCTGAATCTAATCTTAATAATGTATAAGCACAATCTGGATAGGTATTACTATCAGCAACTATTTCTTCAAGATGCGTGAATACAAACTCATCCTTTTGAGTTTCACTGCTTTCTGCATCATCTGTAACCCTATGAACTGAAACATCTAAAGTATGACCACTTTGAAAAAACCTAGTTTTATCAACTGGAAAACGATATTGTTTTTGATAAGGATCTGCACTTCTTCCTTTTATCTTGTCATCTATTACAAGCTCTTGTGTACCACTGCTATTATATTCAGCTTTTATTTGTAAATTAACCTCTAGTCCCTCAATATCTCCATTATCTTTTAAAAGCTGTAGGGATGGGAAAGTTATAGTTACTCCAACAGCATGAATAAGATGATTTGTTATTTGTTGCTCTCTAGGATTATTTTTTGCAACTTTACTATTAACACCAACCACGCTTCTGCTACTTGAAATATCAGGAATAAGTGGTTGTGTTGCTAGTCCTGTTCTTAAATCAAATCTTACATTAGTAAAATTAAAATCCGTTTCATTTGGAGCAGTATTACTGTTAGGAACAAAACTAGCTTTAAGGATTGGAGTGTCATCAAGAAAAATATCTTTTAAACTTTGATATAAATAATCAGCAGTTCCTAATGTTTGTCCTTCTTTAGATGGAGTTGAAAATCCTTCTATTTCACCTTCAGATAATAAATCTAATATATTCGCAAACTGCCTTGAATTTAAATTGTCAGGTGCTCTCTCAGGAGTTCTATTGCGATTACCACCTTTAGCTCCTCGAATAATTTTCTTCATACTGTCACCTGATCTGTATCAATACCAGCAGATATAACTATTGAACCTGTCATTACCTCTCCGTAAACGATAGGTAAAGCAGTTCCAGCCCTACTTGTATTTTGTAAACCTGAAAAAGAATATGTAACTCTAGGATCATCTTCAGGTTCTGTAGGAGTTTCTAATGGGAATAATAAGTTTGATACACCACTTAGGACTAAAGAAGCGCCAATACCAAAAGCAATCTTCGCTCCAAAACCAATTTCTGCGCCAGCAGCAAGTGACATAGGATTTGCAAAAAACCCTCCAAAACCAAAAGAAAAAGCTATTAAAAGACCACCAAGCACAATTTTACCTACATCACCCCTTCCAGCTATGACAGGTATAAAATGTATATCGTTTTGACCTAATGGATAATCAAGTTCATTCTCATCTATTGCATAGTTACCAATTTTCACTTGATAAAACTGTGGATTCATATATTGTTCAATTCCCTCAAAATTATTTACTAAAAAACTTACTGCATCTTTGATGGTTGTTAGTTGTACGTCAAATTCTTTAACCCCAACAAATTCAGCTAGTTTCCCATATAATTTTAATTTACGATTCATAGCGATACCTCTTACCTGTACATTTAAATAACCATTCGGAATATGGTTCCTTACAAGATAGTCTATCGGTTAAATGATGAATTACCTCCCCATCAAAAAATAAAGCAACATGATTTAAATATGGACATAATATTGACATTAATAATACGTCACCATTTTGCAATCTTTCGTCATTTCTTAATTCACGAAAACCTGTTTCTTCAGCATAATATTCAAAAAGTGGTTTTTCGTAAAATTCTTCTGGGGTTATAGGTCGTTCATAATCTTTTAGTTCAATGTTTTTAATTTCTTTATACCAATCTCTTACTAAGGCCCAGCAATCTGTAACACCCCAAACCCATTGACGGCCAAGTAATGGAGCTTTATAGCCTGTTGGCTGACAAAAACCCCATTGCTCAGTATTTGGATTTACAATATGCCATTGCAATCCACTTTCTTCGCAACTTATAAGATCAGCTTGGCTTGGTATTGGGGGGTGATGAGGATGGCTATGAACTACAGCCGTAATAGTTCCAAGATTATCTGCTTTAACATAATCCTCTGGATCTAAAATAAAACACTGTTGAGATGTCATGGATAAATTACGACAAGGATAATATCTTTCCTTACCTTTTATGTTTAATAAAAGTCCTACAGATTCCTTAGGACTTTCTTTCTTTGCATGAGATAAAGCTTCAGTTTTCCAATTCATTGAACAAAAGTACCTATAGATGGAAATAATTTTCTATTGCAAAATCTTTTTGGTGCTACAACCCCAGCCATATCAAAAACAGCAGCAAGTTCAAACTCTACTATTTCTCTATTTTCTTGTGACTTGCGATCAACAGTATAAACTTCTCTTGGAAACTCTGCTGTAGGATCAGGAGTACCAAACGGATTTATACCACCTGTAAAATTTGCAGCATCAAGAAATTTAGCTAGTGTTCTTACTCTCGTAACTGTAGCTCCTGTTAAATCATTGCCAGGGTTTATCTCATTTATTGCAGTTAAAATCGCTGATATTAATAATGTTGCATTACTTATAGTTATTTTTGGTCTTGGCAGTTTTCCTCTTTGAAAAGCAAAACCAGATGCTTGAATTGGAATCCTAAAATAATTTTTAGTTTGCCAAATAACCTCACCATTATTATTCATACTTGTACCATTATGAAAACGATATATATTTGTTTCTCCACTAGGAGAAGTATTTGTGCCATGTAGAGAAGCACTCAACTCCAATATAAAAAGCTCAATAATTGATGATGGATTTACATTTTGTAAATCACTTACGACAAGCGCACTAGTCATGGTTCAAAAACTTGTGTGAAAGTTGCTTTTATATCAGCTAAATTTCCATAATTCATAGTTTTTGTCCATTCTTGACATTTAAATTGTTTAGCGCCTGATTTAACCACAGTGCAATCATCTCCTACTATTGTAAATACTGTTGAAGAATTAATTCTTAACGTAAATGTATTTATAGTTGGAGTTGTAAGAACTGTAAAATTTCCATTAAAACCAACAACTGCTGATCCAGCTTCAAAAGCCATATTAACTACATCTCCAACAACAAGACCGTGATTGGCAATAGTAACTGTGACAATATTATTTACACTATTAATAGTGCCAACATCATAAGTTCCTGTTTTTGAAAATCCTTCATTTGGAGGACTATAGGTAAAACTCGCACCATCTATAACTCTAGAATCAAGAAAACTTTCTATTACATCAGCTTCTAATTCAGTAATATTAAGCCACTGTAAATTATAAATTTTAGGATTTTGATTTTGTGCGAGGCCAAACGTAAATCTTTTTTCATAGCCATCAGCAAATTTTATTGTCCTTACATTTGGCTTTGATTGTTTTGCTAAGGAATAACTTGGTTCAATAGAAGGGAAAGTTGCCATTATCTCAATAATCCTCCTGGCCTTTGTTGTTCGACTATTTCAGACTGTACCGCCATTGCAATCATACGACCAAGCTGTCTACCTTGCATTTCATCACCTTGTATTGAAGTTCCAGTAGCATCTACATTTACAGTAATATTACCACCGCTGCCACCTTGAGCAATAACGCCAAGCTTTCCACCACGACCACGTTTCAGCGGCATGATTGCTTCCGGGCCAGCTTCTCCCATGATGCCAAGTTGAGATCCTCCGTATTTGAACATTGTTGGTGAGTTAACAACTCCTCCTTTGCGATATGGCACGATTCCATTTTTAGCAAAAGCATTACCGTTAGCGTTATTCAAAAATGGAAAAAGACCCATAATAGGTTGTATTATTGTTTGACGTATAACTATTCTTGCCATATCAGCCAATATTGATCTTGTTAAATCAGAAAAATTAAGTTTACCTGTCATTACAAACTTAACAAGGGCATCTTCCATTCCTTGGAATGCTTTAGCAACAGCATCACCAGTTTCTTCTGCAAAACTCTTGATTGTATCGAAATATTTTTGTGCGCCTTGTGCAATACCACCTAGCTCTTTGTCTCCATCTCCTGTTCCATCTCCTGTTCCATCTCCTGTTCCAGTTCCATCATCAGATGGATTTTGTTCATAAAAAGTAGTTAAGTTAGCTAAAGCCGTATTCCTTTGTTGTAAGGCACGATCAAGAGTTTTACCTTTTTGTCCTCTTCTAATCATTCTTGTAACTTTTTCATTAGCTTTTCTAAAAATATCCTCTAGATTTTTTTGTTGATTTTCTTTTCCAATACCAAAAAATCTTTTCAAAGCCGTTATTGCTTTATTTATATCTTCAACAATAGAAGAAAATACTTCTTGAAATTTAGCTCCTACCGGTAAAAGAAGTCCACCAATATTATCTTTTAATTCTGACATCGCGGTTTTTAATCTATCTCCGGCAGCTTCTGGGCCTTTTGCAAGAATTTTTGCATTTTCTCCATATGTTGAAAATAGTTTCTTTGCAAACTTCATAAAGTCATCAAGAGTGACCTTGCCTTGCTCTAATGCTTTGTCTAATTCTGCTGGAGTCATATCCATAGATTCAGCAAATAAAGTAAACGCACCGGGGAGTCTCTCACCCAATTGTTGTCTCAATTCTTCGGCTGATACTTTGCCTTTTGAGAACACCTGGCTAGTTGCTCGCATGGCCGCTTTCATGTCCTCAAGATTTCCACCTGTACCTCTAATACCAGCAGCAATCGCAGCAAATACCTCTTCTGCATCAGATACTGATTGTCCAGCACCAACAACAGAAGCTGTTAAAGATGTAAATTGTCTTGTAATAACATCCTGTGGTATTGCTAATTCTCTTGATGTTTTTAGTAGAAACTTTTGTGATTTATTAAATTGTCCTGTATCACCAATAACCAATTTAAGTGCTTTTCTCTGTAAACCAAGTGCAGCAGAATATTCAGCTAAAGCTGATATTTGTTGTCTAACCATCCCAACTTGTGCGCCAATTGCAGCACCAACAGCAGCACCAGCAGGACCTCCAACTTTAAGACCAATTGCACCACCAACAGCACCTTCTGCCCCTCCAAAAATACCACCAGCAGCAATAGCTCCAGCACCTTTGGCAAGACCTTTTAATCTACCTTTTAATCCACCAGCGCCACCGCCAGCAGATGCTTGTTTCATCTTTTGATCTAATAATGCTATATCTCTTGTTAATTGCTTAAATTCTTGTCCAGTAATATCTGCCATATTACGCAAACCTTGCAAAGCAATCTTTTGCTGTTGCATACTGTTAATACTGGTTCCAGTTGCTTGATTAACAGCTAGTAATTGTGTTTTTACTTGTTGTAATTGTTTACTACTTAAACTACCAAAATTCTTTTTTAAACTGCCAACTTCTCTTCCTAACTGTCTGAATGCTTTCTTAACTTTAGCATCTTCAAAAGTTTTAAATTGTATACCAACTACTGTTACTGTATCTGCCATTTTATTTACTTTCCTTATTTAGTTCTTTCAAGGCAGTAGCTTCCATAATTTGGATCTCTTCTAAGATTTTAGACCTTTCTGTAATATTGTAAAGGTCAAACATACCTCCTTGCATAAGAAGTATCTCATACTTTAATCCTACTAAACCACCAAAAGAAGTACTCCATTGTGTCTGCATATTACAGAAAAGCATTACAGCATCCCAATTATCTTGTAATACTTCAAAATCTTCTTCTTTTTTTTCTTGTTTTGGCAGTTCTAAACCAAATGCCTTTGCGTCATCATGCGTTTGGTCAATTACTTCTTTTCCTGTACCTAACCAATGGTGAACTGCCTCTTTTAGTTTTTTACTTTTTCATCAAGCAATGATGCAGTATAAGAACTAGATACTGCTTTTAACCAATAAGAGTCCTCCATCATATCTTTTAGGTTTTGGTTAGTAAAAGGGATATCTTGACCATCTTCTTCTTTCATATTTTCCCATCCAACAAGCATCATTTTCATCATTTCAAATTCTGTTTTTTCTTCTATTGCTTTTTGATACTCACTAACTTTTAATCTTTTAAAAACAGCAATAAACTCACTTTCCTCAAAAACTCCAGCATCAGTAGCGCTTGGTTCGCGAACAACAACAGGCCATTTAAATGTTTTGTCCTTTTTTCTTACAAAAGCCATAAAGTGTAGAAATAAATATACTTCTACACTCTAGCGGTAAAGTCAACAATAGTTAAGTGTAGATAAGAGAAAATTCATTATTACCAGTAGTACTTGGAACTAATGTATATGGAATTTCTAAACTAGCAATGCCATCAATATCGCCATAATTTACATCTCCAATATCAACTTTAGTTGATGTGAATTGAACAATGTTTCCAGCAGCAGTTCCGTGAGTAAATTGCAAATTACCTAATGAAGTATCTGTAAGAGCAGCAGCAAAGAAATCTTTCTGTGCAAGAGTAGGAGCTTCAATAGTCACAGAGCCAGAAGCCTGTCTATCTACTAAAAGAACTTGCTTAGTACCTCCTACCAATTCTTGATAAACTAACTCATTGCCGAGGTCAAAATTAAAAGATTGCAATGCACCAGCGTATGACAATAATTGAAAAGCTGATGTATTACCATTTTTAAATATAAGTGGCTCATCCTGATTACCATATGAAACTGTTGGTAAAGCAGTATCAGTTGGGGCATTGTATATTCCCTGCATAGTAAAGTTTAATACCGGGATTTGACCTACCTCAGCTGACAATTCTACAGTTCCTCTTGCCCCGGTAACTATATGCCTTACCCCATCGATATTGTAGTGTATAGTTACTGAAGGAAAAGAAGCAGAAAGCGGAGTGTAAGTAACAGTATCATTACCTCCACTGCTATCAGCATCTGTAATAGCCTCTGCCATTCCACACGCTTTAAGGGCGCTTGAGTACCTAGGCGCTGTTCCGGCTGTTCCAGATCCTGCAAGTTCGACCGAAAATGTACATTCAACTCTTGTATTTGCAAGAAGTTGCTCAGAAGCTCCTAAATAAGGTCTTATCAGTTCTCTACTTACAACATCGCTTGATTGTGGTGTTATAGACAAATCTCTTACAAGAACAGCATCAGCAGCGGCAGGTGTTGGATCAGTTGCATAGCTAGATTCTAGTTCAATGAGAATTACTCTTTTTCTTGTGAGTAGTGCCATCAGTTTTTACCTCGTTGGTGTCTCGAAATCATTAGTGTTAGATAAGAGTGCCTTTCTTACCTTAGTATTCATTATTAATCATAATGCTTAAGGGTTGTTAGGGTTCATATTTTACAGTAACTATGTAGTCAAACTGTTATATCCAGTTCGATATTCAATATCAAACTCACAAGATATAACACCTGCTGGTTGATCTGCCTCTAATATTTCAAAAGAGGTTGTTGATGGACGTATATCGAGAGCTAGACCATTTACGGTAGGATCGTTTAAAACTTTTGTATGTAAACTCTCAATTGTTGGATCTGCAATATTATCAGGTATAGATCCCCTTACAATGACAGATACTCTTATTTTAAATTCCCATTTAATTTTATTATTAAAACTTTGCGTATCTTGAGGAGTATCACTTATTGGTTCTATTATTATTGCTGGAGTTTCTGATCTTGTAATTGCCTCAACTCTAGATCTGTAAATTCTATTACCAACGCCTGTAGTTCCATTAAGATTAGTTTTAATTTGAGCTAAAATTTGCTCTCTTTTTGTTGCCATATCACACCTTGTTTAATGATATTTTACATAAAGTTCCATCATCTATTTTTCTAACATTTCTCACTTTATAATCACTATTATCAATACTGATTTGTGCATCAAAAGCTAAGGAACCTAATTCACTATTCTTTGCTATTAATTCATAATCAGTAGTAAGAACAACTCCATCAGCTATAAGTTCATCAGGCTGTTCCAAAATTCCTTTATAATTTGCACCACCACTTACAACAGAATTTCCAAAATCTGAGAAGAAAATATCTATGTTTTCAGTGAGTGGCATAAGAAAAAAGCCCTCTATATGAGGGCTATATATTTAGCTATATTTTTTAACGCCAACTAAGTTGATGCTAAAAGTAAATGTTGGTGATGAACCACCGATTGTTTGCACAATTTTTATATAACGCTTAGAAGTATCTTTGTTAATTACAAGTGTTTGCATTGAAGCAGAACCTGTAACTTGTGTAAAAGTAGCTCCTGAGAGGTCTGTATAAGTACCACTACTAGCGTCAGACTCAGTTAACTTTACGTCTAATGTTGGGCTAGAACCGCCACCAGCAGCAGAATCTAGAATAAGCAATACATCTCCATCAAATTCGAGAAGATCTATAGCACTAGATGTAGCTGTGCTAGTTACAGCAGCAGTAGCAACACCAGCAGTAATTGTTAATTTGTCTAAGTTTTGCTGTAAAACAGACATTTTAAGATTCCTCCTGTGTAGAAATAAACT